GTGTATAACTGTGTAAATCTGTGTATAAATCGGGGTAAAGCTCTTCCTCTGATCAGGCATATCTGGTGAGCTTCGCTTCATCTGGCTATGCTGGATAGCTCTTAAACCAACCAAAGTACACAGCAACCAACTAAAGTACATAACAACGATGTATTACTACTAGAGTGATTGGTTCATATAGGGATAATAGGGTAAGTTCTTTATACCCGCAAAACTTGACAGCGGAGCTGTGATCTGAGATAATAGATACATGGCAAATAGCCAACACAAAATGAGAGAAGAAAATATGAGTTCAGAGAAGATAGAGGCATACGAGGCATTCGCTGAAGAGTTTAAGACTGGTAAGGGAGCGGCTCCTGGTTTTGAAGAGACCATGGCCTTTGAGCGTGGTTATGATGCAGCAATTGTTTTGGCTGCTCACATCGTTCTGTCAGCCAAGAACGCTAACCAAGGACTTGAGTTCCTTATGGAATCAGCACAGGAAGCACAGCGATATGGTCTGGTCGGTAGTCGTTCGAGAGAACTATTCAATGCTTAACAAATAGAAAAAGCCCCACCTCTACTTAAGGGGGGTGGGGTTCTTCTTTGCAAAAAAATAAGTGTTAACACAATAACAGTCAAACGATCTAACCATTACTACATTAACACTTATCTTAATTGGTAAAACTATTTATCTATCAGTGGCCATAGCTTGTCTACATAGTCCACGTTGTCTTTCTGTCCTTTGGTGTGTCCCTCGCTGTATCCTTCGCTATACCCCTCGTTATAGGCTAAGTACCATGACAAGCATTCCAGGTGCGTAGCTTCTCTAAACTCTAAAACAGGTCCACCACCCATCTGACGTTGGAGGGCCAGCGCTGTGATCTCTACACCTTCAGGCATATCAACAAAGGACTCTTTGAGATCTTTATAGTATTCTCCACAACACTCAGGATCTCCACATCCCCAGATAGTGTCATCTTGCTTAATGTAATATATCATCAGTATGGCCCCTTAGTGTCCGCAGCTTGAATGCAAGCCTTCATTGCTTCCCGAAAACCATCTACAAAGTCTGGAGAGAAATCCTCTGTGGCAATACCTATCTCACGCAACATATGAAGAATTCTTTGACGCTCTCGCACAGCAGCTCTAGATTCTTCAAAGTTAATTGTAGTTGGGTAATGGTCATTACTATATAGACTCATTGTTATCTTCCATAGCATTATTGTATCCTAGATCATAGCCTCTGTCAAATTCGCTACCCCGATCAATATTCGCAATGATCTTGATAAGTCCTGAAAGTCTACCATCAAGATCTCTTACTCTGTTCTCAAGCTTCCAAATTCTATCTGTTAGTTCACTCATGGTCTTCCCTCTCTTTTAGGATATTAATAAGGTCTAAGGTAATCCTCATTTGTTGGTTTAATTGGTTACGCAATGTATCAATCTGGTTCTGCATATCAAGAAGGATAAGCTCATCCCTTGGTCTCATTTTTTACTCCTGTCTCTGGTGGTATACAGTCTACATCTTCATTAGGTAATGCTGCACATTCGATACACCCCTCATAAATAGGATGAAAGCTATGTTCACTCATTCTTGTTCTCCTTCCAACATGCCGCCTCACTTATTGCGGCAATGTATCCGCGCTCATATTCGGTGAACTCTTCAATTACCGACCCTGAGTTGATTGTTTCGGGGAGTCGGTTAAGTGCGTCCTCGACTTCTTCCGCCCGGTCAATAACTTCTTGCAGGTAGTCGGGTTCATACATGAGTTCCCGTTCCAGTCTTGTTTGAGTCATCCATGGTCGGTCAATGGGACGGTTCTCCCCGTCACTCATGCTTCTGCTCCTCGGTAAGGGTTTACGCCCTCACACAGCGAATAGATTCCGTCGCCTAAACCCTCGACATATCCTTCGTCCCACACTTTAGCCAGGGCGCTCCTGCGGATAATGGCAACCGTCTCATCGTCTAATGTCAGGTCTTCGCCGTTTTGTGTGATCCAATATCGGCTATCCAACGTGAATGTTTCACTCATGCTTGTTCACATCCTTCAACTGTGGGCCGCATCAAACGTTCACCCTGTAACGACTCCCGAAACGCGAAACTGCGAAAGTTATCTAACGACTTGATCGCCTCATTGGCCGTGGCTTCCATAAGCTCAGCACACGCTTTCCACCCTTTACCGTAAGCCTTCACGATCTCCGCGTTCGTAGCAGTGCCTTCCTCAAGGTGAATGATTTTTGCTTGCAACCTCGCGATCTGTTCGTTACGTTTCGTAAGGGTCACTTGCAACCCTTCAACATGGATCATTAGGCGTTGATTCTTTGGGGTCATGTCGTCGGTGCTCATGCTTCGTCTCCTCGGTAAGGGTTCTTCATTTCAGGCTTTGTGTATCTCCACCCGTCCCAATTCAATTGATTCTCGGAACTAGCATTATCTCCTTCATCCCATGCGGCCTTAGCGGTTAGCCGGTCATGCTCGGCAAGCCAGCGATCAAACTCGCCTGGAGTCTCACCCATTAGACGACCAAACTCGCCACGCATTTGGTCATCAATATAAGCCTCTCGAACATCCTTAGTCTTTGGCGTGTACTCAAACATTCGACTCTCCTGCTGTTTCATCTATTGGTATCCAAGGTTGGACAAATCGTTGAACGTGCTCAAACGTTTCCTGCGATTCTCCCCACCAGTCAATCAGAGGCGGGCCACTAAGCGGTTGAACATGTCCCGTCTCCCTGTTACGGCGACCAAACTGAATCTTTAGGGTGCTCTGCTCACTCATCGTCTGCCCCCGTCTCGTTGTTTGTAGCCATAAAGCCAAATGGCTCGGGGCCACGTAGAAGCTCAGCCACTTCATATGCAGTGAATGTATGTTTGCCCCCAACATGTGACTCGTTTACCTCAAACCAGCTAACCCAACCATTCAAAACATCGGCTTTCGCTGTCTCAGCAACAGGCTCAAGACGAGTAAATGGTGCGTAATCTGACGGGTTCTCATCATCTGCTACGGACCCGATACACCAGAACTTAGCAAAACTATCAACCCGCCAAATGTCCCCCTCTTGGTCGGTATACCATCCCTGTTCTGTGGGTAGTGGCGGTGTCGCCTTCTCAAGGAGAGTGAGGGTGAAGCCCTTTGCTTCCAACTCGCTAATTTCAGGGCTGAAACCTTGGGCTTGGAGAATAAAACCGTTCTCCCATCCGGTAGATTTGAGCACACCGCGCAGTCGAGTCGAAGAAGCAATCTCTGTCTTCACCGCTTCAACAAGGTCGCCCTCAGCAAATAGTTCATTCATTCGTTTATTCCTTTCGAGTGTTTGACATGATTATTAATACGCAGATGCTTATCGGTATTGCGACTAAAAAAACTGATGTGCCGTCTAAGACTGCACCCATGAGCAGGAAGACAATTGAGACGAGACAGGCAAAGTTGCTAGCAAGGCTCATTAGTTTACCTCCAACCATATTTGAGCAGTGTAACAGGGCCACAATGAATCCCGGAATGGTTTCTCCCCATCGTCACTCGTCTCAATAGATCCACAATGAGTGCATATCATGAACGTGATGATTGCTTCGTCTTCCCACTCTTTCCAGTAACTCGCATCCTCTTCACTCTCGTAGCTCAAGTCGCGGTCGTGTTCGAGCGAGTACAGAACTTGTGGACTGTGGAGTTTCTTGATTGCTTCCAGAACTTTCTGCTCACTCATTCCGTTTCCCCTTCCCTCTTTGTGCCAATGAGACTGGTCCGTCAAGGTATTTTCCACACTCCCAGCATTGAAGCCGAGAAAAGCTTGGTGTAGCGAAGATAATTTCATCACCGTAAATTCCGCGAAGATATTCATGCAAACACCGCGAACGCTTCTCAAACTGCCACCAGCGAATCATTCGTCTAGCCCTTTGCGGCTCCAGCCGTTGTCACTCTTCTCCACTACGGTAACTTTTTGCCTTTCCAATATGACCCGTGAATATCGAGAATAATCCTTCGTAGCGGCAACAATGTCCCGCAGGTCTTGTAACTGGATTCCGCCACCGAGGCCAAAAAGTATATTGCTCTGCACGTATGAGGTTCGCGTTGTCACGGTCTGTTCAGATGCGCGCTTACTCACTCGTCTACTCCTTCTGATATAACACGAAGACCCGACAGTTTTAAGAGCTTCCAGCTTGGGATAATTTTCCCGCCAAGGCTTACCCATTGATAATGGATAGAAAGCTCATCCTCTGGGTGTACTCGCGTCCACAGGAAGTTTTGTGAATCAACCACTTGCGCCCACCGTTTCCTGGGGAGAACAAACGGTTCAGAGATTACCTCAATCGAGACGACACCATACTTACCCGCCGCCAGGCACTGCGCCTCTGCGTAATTGCCACTACCCGAAATGTAGCGGCCACCCGCCACGACGGTTATGAAACCGCTTATGCCGACCTCCTCCACCTCATCCTCAAAGACAATCCGAACGCGGTCGCCAACTTTTACCTCACTCATCGTCTACTCCTTCCGAGATAACACGGAGATTCGATGACTCAGTGAGTTTCAGCATGTAAAGCCGATCGCCGTGGAGATTGGCCCACATGCCGAAATCTGTAAGTGTCCACAAAACTCCGTCTGCGGTTACTTGCGCCCACTTTTTCTTGGGAAACACAAACGGTTCAGGGATAACCTCAATCGAGACGAGACCGACCTTGCTGTTTTCATCGAAGTAGTAATACACGCCACAAACCTGAACATGCTCATTTAGAGTTATATTTTGGACGGTGCCTTCAACAACAACTCGAACACGGTCGCCAACTTTTACTTTACTCATCTTTCTTTCCTTTCAGTGTCATAAGAATGATCTGTTCTGCTACTTCACGAGAAAATCCCGAATTGATTAATCCGTTAAGCATTCCCGATAGAGTTTCTGTAAATGCTGCATTAGCAGCAAACACGTCTTCTAATTCTTTTTGTGTCATGAGCCTAACCAAGCCTTAATGATAGAATAAACAACCATACCGATGAATAAAAAGATAGCGGACAAGATGTAGCCACGTCGGTAGCCCCTGTCATAGGCTGCTTGCTCTCGTTGCTTTATCTCGCTTTGGGTAATAAGACTGACAACACGTTCTGCGTCAGCGGAATACTTGTCTTGCAATAGCGATTTCTTACTCACCGTCTCCTCTTTCGTCTACAAATACTTTCATGGTATAACCATTATCCTGTATAGATACCTCAATGTCAACCCCTGCATACAAACGAGATCGTCCAGTTTCGTCAATAATTTCAAAACGATGAACACTCTTATATGGGTTAAACTTCTCAACGACATAAAGGTCTCGGTGAAAATTCATAGCGAATGCCCACTCTTTAGCCTCAATTTCATTATCAAAGGAACGTGCAACATTCCGAGCATATTTGTGTAAAACATTGTATTGAGTCATCCATGTATTCATAATTCTCCTTTAAGTAAAACCTCGACACTATAATCCATAGCGTCATGTGTAATGTATATGTGGTATGTTGTCGTGGTAATACTCACCGAACTTTATTCCGCCGAATTCTTGCGAGGTCTACCGCGAAGACTCTTAGGCTTGTGACACACACAGGCACAGAATGTTTCTTTTGGCCAATGAATAACTACAATGCAATCAGAGTGTCTACTGCCAGGAAGACACCACCCAAAGAGTGATGTTCCCCTAGCCATTATTTTCCTTCATGTTATTATTCTATGTCAAGAATAAAGGTTTGTCAATAGATTGCCTAACATGTTTTACTTGACACACACTCAACGATGTGAGAGGATGATGCTATGACAAAAAATGTAGAAGTTAAGCTGGGCAATTCTTGGTTCCTTACGGTATTGCTATTGATCTTTATCACTCTTAAGCTTACGGGTGTTATTGCATGGTCTTGGTGGTGGGTATTGGCCCCCTTCTGGATTCCCCTTACAATCGGCGTTGTATTCCTTGCCATTGTTTTTGTTTCAATTAATTTAAAGAAGCGTTGATGAAGATTACAACTGAATCAGGATCTGTATACGAGATCACTCCCAGAGGATACTGGAGTAAAAACGGAAACTATCACCAGAAAGTTTGGCTTATGTACTGTATAAGTAATGATGTCAGGACACACTCTGAGATATTCGCTACTGAGAAACTGCCCTTGACTGTTGGTCTAAGGCTTTATGTTGCAGGAAAGAATGAGTGGGCTCTGTCTACACCAATTATTAGCATTGAAGAGGACGATAATGTTTAAACCAGAAAAAGATGACGATCTTGGCATCTTCCGGCATGGAGTATCGGTCGGAAAAGATCAAGAACGAATTCGCATCCTTAACATCATTATGGCAGAGGACTGGAGCGGAGAAAGTCTTGAAGAAGACCGAAAGAATTTAGTATACCGAATTAGACAACCACTTATAGAGGAGATATAATGAACTATCATCGTCGCTGGAAGTTTTCTAATGGCTATGGAGTATCCGTCATTCGTAATGACATAAGCCTTGGCCACAAGGAAGGCTTGTATGAAATCGCGGTACTCAGAGGTAACGCTCTATGTTACAACACTCCCATTACTGAGGGTATAGTAGGCTATCTAACACCTAGAGAAGTTGTAGGGATCATTCGTCAAGTTAAAGAGCTACCTAGCCCGTAAGGATGATATCTAATGAAGTATGATATAAACAGTGCGAGAGTAGATGTTCTCAAGATTGCTATTGGCGGTGGTCTGTCTGTTCAAGAGTTCAACAAGATCTGGGTGCTATTGGTTCAGCGTCCATGGAGGGGTTCAGAATGATAGGACTCTTAGGTTTAGTAGTCATTGCTGCTATCTTCTGGGTGGTCAGTCGAAGTATTCAAAAACATTACGTTGCTGAAACTAAGAGGCTTGACGAACAGATCAGATACCAGAACATCTTGGTTGCAAGACCATCCAAGCAAGAAGCAGATAGCCTGTGGTTTTGGTAATGAACAAGATGAGTGGTGATATGTTTTACCATTACGATAGCCCTATCTCTAAGGCTGCACAGAAACAGGCCTGGCATAGGGATGTTCGTGACGACATGACCGATGAACAGTACGACGATGCCCTGATGAAAATGTATGAGAAATATCTTTTAACTTGGGATGAAGAGCTTGACTATCCCCCATCTCTTTGATAGACTAGGCTCATGAAGAATATTAGAGGACTTACAGCTGGCTTTTGTATTGAGTGGACTAACGAGAGGCTCAGCAAGAAGCAAATTCAAACCGTGAATGGTGTATATGTTGAAACATTTGGACAGACCGACCCATGGTATGAAATCATTAAACGTACTCATGAAGCAATGAAGTATGTTTATCCTAAGTATCGGATTATTCAGGTTAAAGAGAAGTTCTTTGGACTTCGATACTATTATGAGGCCGAGGGTGCAACAGATATGCAAAGGTTTATCCTAGATGCTATTGTTAGAAATGCTGAAATAGACATTCAGTATCTAGAATCGAAAATGAGAGCTGAGAAAAATGCGTTTTAAACATTACCGTACTGCCGATGCCCAGAATATTTTTTTTGGGATAACTCTTGACAGGTACAAGCCTACCAAGTTTTCAGGGTCAACCTGGACAATAGATCTTCACTGGGGGCACCACCTTTTTGTTGCATTTTGGGGTAATCGATGAATGACGAAGTGCCAGCAGTCATGATCACTACCGAGGAATGGAACAAGCTTAAGGCTGAAATGAGCCCTATAGCAAGCCCTCACGAGTTGCTAAGGGAAATGAATAGACGCCTAGAAGCTAAGAAGGCTCTTGATGATTCTGAGTAAAGATCCTGACACTGGATATTATACTTACATAAAAAATTATGGAACCATGACTGGGGTTCATGATGTGTCTGCATGTGCTGACCACGACTGTGCCATACATAATCATCCTAGCGAACATGCTCTTGTCAATGCCCCGATGAACTGGAGAGAAGATCGTGGCATCTTGGAGCGCATTTGCGAACACTACATTGGTCATCCAGACCACGACTCAGCTAAATACCTTGCCTCTGTCAATCAGAGCTATCAGAACATTCATGGTTGTGATGGTTGCTGCTGGGGGGTATCGTATGCTACAGTTGAGGAATCAAAGGCTAACGCCTATCAAAATGAAAGAGGAATATAATGACAGAAACAATTGAAGCTCCAAAAGAAGCAACGCTTGAAGAGGCCCTTGAAGAAGCCCTTGAGGATTATCGTCAACGACTGGACTATGCCTCACAGCTTCTTAGTCTTGTTGTCGCCAAGCTTGGTGGACGAGTTGAGCTAACGCTTGAAGACTTGGATGTAGACGTTAGCGGCATTCAGATTGAGAATGTTGCGGATGCAGGTTTTGTCCTTACTACATTCTTGGATGAAACTGTGGCTGTAGACGAAACTGTTCAAGCATAGTATAATGTAGATATGTGTACAAACTGTAGCGGTCTCTTGTGTATGGGATGTGTCTGTAATGACATAGATCACTCATGCATGAGAGACTGCTCTGTTTGTAGCCCTACCCCCGAACTTGACACGTACCCCTATATCTGGTAGGATTAAGACATGAATGAAGTTGAAAGAGCATTGATTACCCAGGCATTAAAAAGGCTTGAGATCATTGACGTAAGAGGCTTTGAGCCTGACCACATGTGTGATGAATGCATGTTGAAGAATACAGTACCTGCACAGATAAAGATATTACAGGCAGCTTTAGACGGAGACTCGTTCTTATCTGCTATTGACTTATCTGTTGGCATAATGTACAATAGAGTATAGCAATTAAAGCATATATTCTTATGCTTTCCCTTCCAAGTATGGAGATAATCGCATGAGCGATCTCATTGAGCCACTAAAGCCAATTGGTTTTGATCCCGCAGACATTTCAACACTAAACATTGCGTATGACATCCCCTACACAGATGAAGAACTAGGCTATTATGCAACTGCACTAGTAGAGCCTGATCTAGAAGACACAGAACATGATTTTGGCCAAGACATGGTATGCATTAAGCAAACCAATAACCCATTTAAGAGGTATTGGAGTCATTTCTGTGGTCGTAGGATTAAATTCTTTGTCGATCAGTACGAGAAGTGGGGAGACAGCTGGATGTTCATTGATGAAGAATACGTTGTACGAAAGATGAGTAAAAATGCCAGTAATTGATATGTCTGAACTTGACACTCAAAGCAAGCCCATGTATGCTATTGCAGAGGTCTTGCAAGATTATTACGATAACTGCATTAACTCTAAAGAAGCCCTAGGAATTATAAACTCAATCAACTGTGAATGGAAGTTTTAAAGATGCAAGGAGATTCAATTAACGTATTAGACGAAGGATATGTTCGTCTAGTAGACACCTTGGGGGACGACCTTTCTGTTGTTAACGCAGCACGAGTTAGTTATGATAAGGAGTCATCAGAGTTTGAACCACGAGATGCAAAGCTATTGCAGTTCCTTATTCGTGAGGGACACACATCTCCATTACGACATGCAGCTCTAACCTTTGAGGTCTATGCACCATTGTTTGTTGCTCGTCAGTGGTGGAAGTATGCTGTATCCTCTACGCATATCGATGACCAGAATGGTTGGAACGAGTCCTCTCGTCGATATATTACTGAAGATGAGAAGTTCTATGTACCTCTTGCTGATGAGTGGCGAAGTGCCCCCGAAAATAGCAAGCAGGGTAGCGGAGAGCCTATTGACGTAGAGCTTGGGGCTAAGTACTTTACTGAGCTTATTGAGACTATTTCTTATGGGACAGCCAAGTACCATGAGGCTATGGATGATGGTGTGGCTCCTGAGCTTGCACGTCTATTTCTTCCTGCCTATGGTATGTACGTCCGTTGGCGTTGGACCACATCTCTCCAGGGTGTGTTAACTTTCTTGGACCAGCGTCTGGGCCACGATGCTCAGGTAGAAATCCAAGAATATGCGAAGGCCGTTAGGGATCTATCCTCAACAGCTTTCCCAGAAACTCTTAAGACATTGGCTTAGGGGTTTTGGGGTGTTAGCTCAGCTGGTTAGAGCAGCGAACTCATAATTCGTCGGTCGCGGGTTCAAGTCCCGCACACCCCACATTGCCTCATTGGTGGAATGGCATACACGGTGGACTTAAAATTCGCTATCGCAAGATATAAGGGTTCGAGTCCCTTATGAGGCACTAATAATGATATAATAGCTAGGAGGCATAATGACAACTAATTCTAATAGAAGATTTAACCCTCCCGTAAACATACCAAGAGAAGGTAAGAGAAAAATGGAACAGAACATTAATAACGTGGATATTCCCGCTATCAATCCAGAAACAATCGTCCCTAGTCCAGAACAGGCAGCTGTCGATGCATTGGTAGATTCCTATCGTCAGTCAGCTTCAGAGCAAGCTGCTAAAAATACAAGACTAGAAGAACAGGCCATGGGAATGCCCTTGCCGACACCAACAACGACACATTACGATGGTCTTGCTAACGTCATTGGACAGGTCACATCGATTGACCCTATTGATGACACCCTTCAGGATACTCCGTGGGAACCTCCCCTAGTGTCTAACTCTGTCATTGATAAGGCAAAGCGTTATGAACTTCAAGAATCAAAGCGTGCACCAAAGATTCAGGTTGATCAAAAGGTTATCCTCCTTGCATGGATCATTGCTGTAGGCATTGCCTTTATTTCTTCGGCCATTGTTTCCTTTAACGGTATTACAGCAGTAGCCGCTTTTGTTGGACTCTCTGGTACATGGATGAGTGGACTGTTCTTCTTCTTCATTGAGCTGATGTATATGGTCTTCTTGGTTGCTTATCTTGTTCTTGCTTCTCGTGTAGACGATGACGGTAAGCCTGAAAAGACATGGGGAGCTATGGCAGGTATGGTTGCCTTTGGTGGTATTGCTGTTCTTGCTAATGGGTTCCACACCCTGGACTTCTGGGCTTGGGATGTTTCCAATCCACAGGTTTGGGCAGGGCTTGTCTTGAGCGTAGCCGCACCAATTGCCATTATTAGTGCTAGCAAAATGGCTTCACGAGTTGTGTTTGCTAGAGCACTTAAGCTATAATTAATACACAGGGACGGGGGCCTTTGGGTCCCCTTTCTTTTTGCCTCTGTAGCTCAGCGGAAGAGCATATGGTTTCTACCCATCAGGCCGCAGGTTCGAATCCTGTCAGGGGCACACGACTAGAAGGGTCACTATGAATAAATCACTAAAAATTGTAGCATATGTACATGGGTATTTCCCAAACCACAATGCAGGAGCGGAAGCAATGCTTCATCAGATACTTTATGGTCTTGCAGAAAAAGGTCATGAATGTCGAGTTATAACAAAAAATCCAGGAGCAACAGAGTATGAGGGTATTCCCATACTTGACAGCGCTAATCCAGACGTTAGAGATAATTTTGAGTGGGCAGATATCATCATTACTCATTTGAACTATACGTCTAAGGCTGTGCAAATGTCTCAGAGATATAAAAAGCCAATCGTTCACCTTGTCCACAACGACAAGCAGCTTTCATATAACAAGATAAACTCTCGTAGTGCAGATCTAGCTATTGCTAATTCTAATTGGATTAAAAGGACCGTACCATTTAATATTCCGTCTGTAATTCTTTACCCCCCCACAGATCCGACCAGATACAAAGTAGAGACTACTCGTGAGGCCATTACCCTTATTAATATGAATGAGGCTAAGGGTGGCAAAATTTTTTGGCAGTTGGCTAGAATATTTCCTGAACGAAAGTTTATTGGTGTTATGGGAGCCTATGGGGAACAAATAGGATACCCAGAAGACCTGCCAAATGTTACCTTATATGATAATTCACCAGATGTGTTAAAGGTATATGGTAAGAGTCGGATAGTTCTAATGCCTTCGTCTTACGAGAGCTGGGGGCGTGTGGCGCTAGAGGCTTGCTGTTCTGGCATTCCTGTCATTGCTTCTCCAACCATAGGATTAAAAGAATCTCTTGCCTATGCAGGAATATTTGCACAACATGATGACGTTGCAGCATACGTAGAGGCGATTAAAAGTCTAGACGATAAAGAATTGTATGATGAGTTTTCTAAAGCTGGGATAAAAAGATCTAAAGAAGTGTCAGATGCATACTATGACCAGCTAGACGTAGTAGAGCAAGAGTTTTATCGTATAATCAAATAGACTCGTATAAGGAAGGCTCTGGGAATTCGTCTCGGAGCCTTTCTTTGTATAACTTTTCAAAAGACCCATCATCAGTAGATAAATAAGTAGACGTGTCTTGCTCTCTGTGTGCTCGTGACATCATCGTTCCAGCAGCATAGACTTTTACGTCCTCCATTTGCTTGCCACCTATGGCATTTGCATTGGCTGTGATAGATCTCCAGAGTCCTGGCCTTGTTACCGCGTGTGATAACGATAATTTTGTCATTGGTAGTGGGGTATGAAGCTCGTAATACAGGGGATCTTCTATCCCAAAATGACTAATAGTATTGTAAGTGTCGATTAAATACTTGGCGTATGTGCTATACCCCTCTAAGTCTAATCGACGATTGTACCGCTCAAGGAGACTGCCTCCATGCCAAACTTCTATGCTGTCCATTGGCCTAGTAACAAAAAAGTCATCATTCATCAGAACAAACTGTTCGTTAATTTCATCTGTCTTTGACAAAACATCAAGATTATTACGAACGGTCTTATATTTCTGATTAAGACGATCAACACGAACAATACTTCCCGTATACCAAGATGGGGCATCCCCAACAATCCATACGTTTACCTCTGGTAGGTTCTTTACTAATGATCTTATTGAATACCGCAGCTCTTCATTGTCGCCGCTTCTGCAGGTATATACGTAGTCCATCAATCTAGTATATACTAGTCGTAAGATGACTTTAGCCTCTTCGTACCTTCCAATATTCCGTCAATTTAAAGAAGACAATGGATGCACTGACTGTGGATTGTTTTTCCCTCACTACGTCCTAGAGTTTGATCATTTGCCAGGAAGCAAAAAAATCGACAACGTATACCGTGTCTTAAAGAAGTATGGCCTTGAGTCTGCTTGGCAAGAGGTAGCAAAGTGTGAAGTTGTTTGCTCTAATTGTCACAAAGTTAGGACTTTTGAACGAGAACATGATACACTAGAGTCATAACTTAATAGCGTATGGGGATGAAAGGTTTTCGACTGATCATTCCGTAATTGGAGAAGCATGTAGAGACCATCCCAAACTCTTAAACTTGGGGTAATCGGATAAGTGCAGACAAATCCCAATTCGCTCTAGCAGCCTAAAGTAGCTAAAGCACCTAGCCAGCAGCGTCTTCACTGAGCAGCTAGTTCTTAAAATAACGAAGATACCTTAGTTAGATGGTTATAGTTGAAAGATCAGAGCATCGGCAATGTGACTCTGACTCCCAAGGTAGTTGCCTAAACATGTAGAAGTACAGTTACGATAGATTAGGACTGGGGTTCGACTCCCCACATCTCCACCAATAGAAAATACCCCCTAGTTATTAGCTAAGGGGTTTTTCTATATCTCTAGTGATTTTAACTTACGCAATTTTTACAGCAAACCACATAGACGAACTACCATCTAAGTAGCCGTTGTTATTGTGGACTGGTGTCGGCAACATAGCACACCCAGCGACCGTTGATGCAACTTCAACTCGGATTAACTCACCAGACGTGCTCCACACTGTTGAAACAGGAATTGTTGCATAGCCCTTAATCCCAGAGCCCATAGCGGGAACTGAAACCTCGGTGCCCCCCATGTACCCATTACTAGCATTTCCCACACGAATAGTGATAAAGGCAGCAGTGTTAGCTGGGGTCTCTACAAGAACAGAGCCTGTAATCAGCCATGTACCAGCAGTCAATGTATAAACTGAATTTGTAGCAGTCGGATAGAATGTATTTGCAACTGATAAATATACAGCCCCAGACGCAGAGACTTCTTTTCTCTCCAACGGTGCCGCTGGGGGGTATGCCCACGCGGCTGCGTAGTTGGTATAGGAAGTTTTAGAGAGGACTTGCCCTGTTGCCCCACCCGAGGGGAGAAGCCTTGTATCTCCAGCAATAATTGCTGTCCCTGTAACCTGAGACGGGGCAATGACAAGAGCCGCCTGGTTAATACCAATTGAGCCGTTAGCTGTAATCGTTCCACCTGTAAGAGGGGAAACTGCAGTAATAGAAGAGACACCACTAGCTGGGGTCAGAAGCTCCTGCCAGTCAGCTAATGTTGATGAGCTAGTACCTTTAAGGATAAAAGATTTTGATAGGTCGCTACGCACGGCAACGTCACCAGTTTGTGCCGTCAAAGCAAGCATTGCCGATTGAGACGCAACAACAAAAGTGTCTGTAATAGCAACAGCAGGAATCTGTGACTGTGGAACAAGGCCATTGAGGTCAAGCGTTGCCACACCATCTGGCTGTCCAAGAGATTCCGTGGGGATTCCACTTTTGGCTGGTCCAGAACTAAATTTAGCCATTAAAAGGATCTTTCAAGATTAACGCGAAGAACCGCAGCCTGAGTGTTTTCTTGAGAAGCAATAGCAAACAAGTCATCTTCTCCAGCAAGCTCTACAGAAAAAGCTGCTCCAGGAACAAGTTTAAAACCATAGTTGGTTGAAGATACTGTAGAAGAACCTAAATAAAGATCTCCAACTGCAGAAACGTTTTGAATGGTAATATCAAAACCAGAGTCCTTGCCAGGAGTTATGGGCGTTGCCGTTATGTTGCTAACGGAATAAAGATTGTGAGTTGTCATATACTAAGTTTAACACATCTATTTACCAAAGGCAGAGCCTTGCCAAAACTTTTTGTCACCCTCAACAATAGATTTTGACCATGAAAAACCCGCATTTCCGCCCCAGGCATCCCACATGATACGACCATTGCTAGGATTAGAAGTGTTGTTAAAGTCTTTACCCTGCTTGTCTACTTCGTGACGAGCAAAGAAAGAGTACATGCGCTTAACTGTAGACAGAGACATTGATCTTCCAGCAACAATGTCTGTTGCTCTGCCCCATCCAATAGGGGTTCCAGCACCAGCAGCTTTTCCCTGCTCTTTCCATTTTAGCGAACGTTTAGCAGCAGACTTCATCCCAGCATTAGGAGAATAACTATCCACCTTAGCCATGAGCGCGTCTTCATACTTTTTTACTGGAACACAGTTTGGTACGCTTGAGCCGTTCTTTCCTGGCTTCATGCCACGCATGACGTAACCATCCCAGCAAGGAGAAGCCTTGGCCAGTCTTTCTAATTCATTAATGTCTTGGTCATCTTCAATGCCAACTTCAACATCAATCATGGTTGCGTTACTAGAAAGCATACCAATGGAATAGGCTGTTGGATACCAGACACCATCATCCTCTTCATAGACTCTTACAGCCATAGCAGGGTCTTCTGGTGTTGACTCAATAGCATACTCTGTTCCAGGAACACCATAGGTTCCACCCTCAAGCATTACGTGCTCTACACGACCAACAACCATACCCTCTGTTGTCATTCCAGTAACCATGTGGCCCTCTTCGTGAATTTCGTTATCCAAGAGAACCACCAGGCCCTCCAGAAGAAATTGATCCAGCGGACGAATTGTTATCAGAGTTACGACCAGGGTTTATACTCTTTGGTTTCTTTCCATACTTGCTCTTTATTTTACTACCAGTGGTGGGTCCTCCTTGTGACGGACGCTTAATCCCTACCCCTGGATATTTTGGATCAATAGTGAATGAAGGATTAACAGAAGCCACCCCGTCAGCCTTTACATCCTCAAGATTTTTATACGATTCGGCTACGTGCATCTCTGCTTCCGAGCGTGTTGCATGACATCCAACAACTTTTCCACTTTGGTCAAGGACTCCATAGCCTTCACAGCCAATACTGTCTCCCTTGCCACCTATACTATAAGGCACTTAAAACGTCCAATCTATTCATAACATAATTATATCACCTGTTAGGTGAGCCAGGACTACTTACTGTCTTTAGTTAGAAACTCATACCAGGCGATCCAAGAATAGATAGCGTTAAGAGCATCTTGTGGTTCGGCATCATCACACTCACACAAGGACCATTCCCCCACCTGATAAATAGCGTCCTTACCTTCTGGCCTTAATGGCCAAGAGTTATCAAAAACTACTTCTGGAACATTATTTCTATCTAGATTAAACTTTGTCATTCTTAATACCTTTATTGTTTTCGGGAAGAATAGTTATGAGGTTAGCGTATGCCTTGGCTAGATCGTTAATGTTTTCAATACCCAAAAAATCTTCAGCAAGCATTGGCTCTATAGTATTGCCAAATTGTTGAACAGATGTTTGCGCTTTTTGGATATAATCAAAAGCCCAGTCACGAGAATCCGAAACAAACTTTAGAAAACCTTCTGTTTTTTCTACAGACTCGTCTTCTTTATTTTGAGCCAGGTCTTCCATCATTTTTAAAAGAATGACCTTATCTAAGGCAAGCTGAAGGCTATCAGCCAATAGCTTTTTATGCCTAATCTTGCTTTTAACAAGCATTACAATCAAAGCAGCAGCTACGGCAGAGTAAGTCACATACGCAATCAAGTCTAATATATTCATTCTGGTTCTCCTGCTCCTTCTCGAACTAACAACACAATAGCTCCATTATCTTCCAGAGCCTTTTTGACTCTCATCATATACTCTACAGCAAAACGCTTGTCTGTGTCGCCTAAAAGAAAGAATTGCTTTGTGTCTGCTCGTACTGTTATAAAGTTTTCATTGTCTACTATTTCTAAGGTAAAACCCCTCGGTCCCCGTAGGGACCGAAAGGCTCTAGCCATTGCTGTTGTGTACATTACTGTTCCTTTGTGTCTGTAGTTAGGTATGACCAAGTGTTAGCCCAGTCAGCTTTGGTTTTATGTTTATTGTATTCCCTGGAGATTTTGCCATTTTCGACATAGATACCTCCCCAGACTCCCCACTCTTTCTGAGAGACTGCAACCGCAAAGCACTGTCTAGCCAAAGGACACGCAGCACACATAGCATCTACTTCTGGTCTTCGATCTTCATTCTCTTCATAGATATCAAAGAATAAGTTTGTGTCTTCACCACGACATGCGCCGTCGTCTTTCCATTGGTTCTTATTCATATTACCTCACAAATTTGCTAGGGATATTCCATCCAGCCATGTCAGGCGTAAACCTACGCTGAACGTGCCACTTACCCTTAACCAAGGCTCCGTCTTTTGACGTGCCTCCATTGTCGGATGGGTAGGAGCTTACAACTGTCCAACCGTCCCAGCTAAGGGCACGATTGATCTTGACGATTTGTTCCATCTGTTCAAGCGATGTAATTTGCATTATCTTTACTCTCTGTATATATAACTTTTTTGATTTTTGTTTCTTTAATAACAGTCTGGCAACGTGTGCAAGGCTTGCTATTTCGATCTATACCCTGCTTATTAATCCTGGCAACATACAGAACGGCACCCTTTACATTCCAATTAGCATCACGTATAGCTTCTATTTCGGCATGACGTGAGCAATGGCTTTTTATATGCTCGGGGGATACTGAGAAGGGATTGTTAGTGTCTTTATTAAACCCAGTACCTATAACTCTTCCAGACTTTACAAGAATTGCTCCGTGTGTTTGTCTAGAAGAAGATTTTGAAGCTAAGTATCTAGCTACGGACAGAAAAGCCTTCTCGCTCCTGCTAAGGCGTTTAGGGATATCGGTATACTCCAACATCTACATCCTTATCCTCGGCTTCACGGACAAGTTCAGATATTGTTTCCTTTGGCAATGTAAAATACAAGAAGTGATCAATCACATGCATATTCTTTAAGAACCACTTATGAGGAACCTTTACAACTTTAACCTTGATCCCTAAAGATTTAAGAGTGCGCTCAGAAACATTTGAAAACTCCATAACCATTTCATTAGTTCTCACTGGTCCAGCAGACATAATAGTAAACTGCTTGTCGTTCTCTTTCATACTAGACAAGGCTGTTCGCATACCCCTCAAGAAAATACTGTAGTCTGTAAAATTACGACTACCCTCTACTCCTACGATCATGGGATCAACCTTCCGTTAATTTTTCTACGATGACTTGCATCTGCTCTAATTCTATCTTAGTCATGGTCATTGTGTCAACCTGACGTGCAGTATCTCTTAAGACTTCTCCATTTTCTACACTTGCTACATAGCATACGTTATCTCTTATCCAGTATGCAAGCTTGTTTAAAATTAAAACACGGACATAGGTTTTCTTTAAATGGTTCGTTGCCTGAGTTGGCACCGTATCTTTTATTTCTTTATTTGAAAACAAGTATGGGGCTACTAGGTTGTGAATATGGCTTTGGCTGTAGGTTATCTTTGATAATTCTGGACGAGGTATTCGTCTAAGAAGAACAGCTACAATAGTTACAGCAACCAAGGCTACTAATGATCCAATTAAGTATTCCATAAGCTCTCAATCATCACTCTTTAGTCGGTTTTCACCAAGAAGGTAATCTCGCTCATCAAGAACATCGAAGGCGAATGCAATCATTTTTTCCTGGCTATCGGGATTGTTCATAATCTTGTTATAGTGGTGCCCACAAAATAAAAGATCTCCTGTTACTCCTGTTACCTTTACATATGATGCTGCATTGCATGAGTCACAACGATCATTAAGAGTGAGTTCTCTACCCTCTTTTTTAGCAACTACAACATCTTCTTCTTGTACATCAACCATGAGAGAACTCCTACTTGTCATTTGAATAAAAACCGCTACCTGCAAAAGCAACTCCTACTGTAGAGTATACTCTCTTTAGTGACGAGTCGCAAGTTTCACAGAAGTAGTCTTCTGGAGGAGAACTAATCCCACGAACCTTTAAAAAAGATACCTCACAGACTAAACACTTATACTCATACGCTGCCATTTGTTTCCTTTAAATAATTAATTGCTCTTTGCAACATGTCTATGTCGTCCTGGAACGAACCGATCCCCCTGTTGCACCCGTGACAAAGATAGCCACGAAATGTTCTGGTTTTATGATTGTGGTCTAATACCCACACACCAGCTTTTCCAGCCTTGCCAACCAGCCGCTCCTCTGCTTTAAGACAAATAGGACAAACATAATTTTCTGGGGCATCTCCAAACTCTTTACGCAGTGTCTTGCGGTCTCTGGATAACTGGTTGTTGCAATCACGACATTCTGGACGTAAGTATGTTGCTCCACTGTGCCTAGCAAAATTTGAAATGCTAAGCAGTTGGTTGCACTTGTTGCAAGTTTTCAAAGTTGGGATCTACCTTTCGCTCTCTTACAAATACTATCACTCTTCCTGGTGATACGTCATCAGTAAGGTGTCGCCAATCGTTCATATGCCAACGTTGCTTTGTTGCATAGTTTGCAGCAGCAGCATAGCTTTCACAGTACAAGATGTATTTAGCTCTTGTATCTATTCCATGATTCATTGTCATTGTGATGCCTTTCCGTTTGTGTCAAAACTATACCGTTTTCGGTAGTATTCTGACATTGGAGCCTTCTAACAGAATCGAACTGTTATTTTCACATTACAAAAGTGAAGTATTAGCCATTATACGAAGAAGGCATTTTGTTTTTCCATCCGAATGGTTGTGTGGGGTAGTAAGATAATCAATCCTCTACCCCTATCTAGTACTCCTCTAGATGCAGACCTAGGTTTCGCATCCCTAGAGCGGAAGGCTCCATTCCCTGCCTTCAATCAGGATATAGATTCCGTACCGTGTATATTCAGCTCTGAGGTGATTAATTCCTCATAGCGATTCTGACGGGACTTGAACCCGCGACCTCCGCCGTGACAGGGCGGCGCTCTAACCAACTGAGCTACAAAATCAAAAGGACTCATGGCGTAAACATTTCTGCATTAGTGGATAGTTAATCCTCTGGACATGAGATCCTAGAGGGAATAGAGAGGATCGAACTCTCGTCTTCAGATTGGAAATCTGAGGTAATAGCCATTATACGACATTCCCTTATCTCTGTTTAATTATATTTGCTGACCACCCTGGATTCGAACCAGGAACCATCCGATTAACAGTCGGAAGCTCTGCCGTTGAGCTAGTGATCATTATGTACGGAATTGCCCCATTCGGGAAGCAGCCGTACCCTGCTTGTTCATAAGTGTAGCACGTTAGAACTGATTAAGCAACTTCAAAACGGGCATACATGGATCTCCCCCGTCTTCCCATTCCTTCTCTTCGTCCTCAGTCATATATGCATCACCATCATGAGTGTTGCAAAAAGCAGGAGAAACCCACCCCTTGTCAACACCCACCTGAATCCAATCTAATAGCTCAATCTCTTCAACTGTTTCTCTCATGATATTAGAATACACTTCTTTCTTATCTTTGTCAAGCACTAATTGTTATTAATATATGGGACTAGAGCAGAGCTTTAAAACGCTGTCTCTGGCTTCTGAGGTGTCGATGGAGCTTGTTAAAACATTAGCCATGATCTCTCCCACCTCTTCAAACTCTTTATCCGAAAAGCCTCTAGTAGCTAGTGCAGATGTGCCCACTCTGATTCCAGAAGTAACCATTGCTGGCCTGGGGTCAAAGGGAACCGCATTACGATTAACAGTGATTCCAGATTCATGTAATAGATTTTCTGCATCGATACCGCTTAATTCAGAGTTAGAGAGATCTGCAATCAGCAAGTGAACGTCGGTTCCTCCCGTTAAAACATTAATTCCAGCATCAACAAGTTTTTTAGAAACAATCTTAGCACCACTAATGGTTCTTTTTTGTTTATCTTTAAACTCTTCTGTTGCTGCTAACTTAAATGCAACAGCTTTTGCAGCAATCACATGCATTAACGGTCCCCCTTGTTGACCAGGAAAGACAGCGGAATTAAGTTTTTTAGCCAAAGACTCGTCACGACTCAAGATCATTCCTGATCGGGGTCCTCCTAAAGTCTTATGAACTGTAGTAGAGACAACATCAGCATAAGGAATTGGAGATGGGTGTAACTCTGCAGCAACAAGACCTGCAAAGTGTGCCATATCTACCCAGAGTACTGCCCCAACTTCATCAGCAATTTCTCTAAAAGCTTTAAAATCTAAGTGCCTAGAATAGGCAGACCATCCAGCGATTAGAACTTTTGGCTTATGTTGTATAGCAAGACTTCTTACTTCGTCCATGTCAATTAGGGAAGTTTTAGAATCAACGCCATAAGAAATAGGATTATAGACCCTACCTGAAAAGTTCAGCTTCATACCATGAGTAAGGTGTCCGCCATGATCCAACTCCATACCCAAGATTTTATCTCCAGGATTAGCTATTGCATGTAGGATTGCAGCATTAGCAGTGGAACCAGAGTGAGGCTGAACGTTTGCATATTCTGCTTTAAAGAGATCCTTAGCTCTAGCTATAGCAATTTCCTCAATTTCATCCACAAACTCACAGCCACCATAGTAACGCTTGCCTGGATAACCTTCGGCGTACTTGTTGGTGAGAATGCTACCCTGGGCCTCAAGTACGGACATCGGAACAAAATTCTCGCTTGCAATCATCTCTAGGGTGTTGTTCTGTCTTTGCATCTCCTTCTGTACTAAGTTGTATATCTCGGAGTCCGCCTCGTTTAAATTTTGATAGAACGTCACTCTAGAACTCCCAATCTTCGTCTTCTGTAGACTCGTGCTTAGCAATCACGTAGGATGAACCAGACCCAGAGAAGAAGTCGTGGTTCTCATCAGCATTAGGCGAGAGAGCAGAAAGGATAGCAGGATTAACATCACAAACATCTTTAGAGAACAAGGCATCGAAGCCAAGGTTCATTAGAGCTTTGTTTGCATTGTAATGGAGGAACTTCTTTACATCCTCAGTTAGACCCATACCGTCGTAAAGATCAGCCGTGTATCTAATCTCGTTCTCGTAAAGTTCCATTAAGAGGGCATAGCTATAGTCCCTCAACTCGTCCTGACGCTCCTGAGAGGCCTCAGCAAATGCTTGTTGGAACTTATACCCGATATAGTAACCATGAACAGCTTCATCACGAATGATTAGCCTAATAAGATCTGCCGTGTTTGTGAGCTTTGCTCTGCTGGACCAATACATTGGCAAGTAGAATCCGCTGTAAAACAAAAAAGACTCAAGCAAGGTAGAGGCAATTTTTTTCTTGAGAGGATCATCAGCATTATAATGATTAAGCACAATTTCAGCCTTCTTTTGAAGATACGGATTATCCTCAGACCACCTGAATGCTTCATCAATGTCGGATGTTGAGCATAGAGTTGAAAACACACTAGAATAGCTTTTAGCGTGTACAGACTCCATAAAAGCAATGTTAGTGATAACTGCTTCCTCATGTTGCGTCCTGCTATCTCCGATAATGCTCATTGAGCCCACAGTACCCTGGATCGTATCCAAAAGCGTAAGTCCTGTGAAAACTCGCATAGTAAGCTGCTGCTCGTCAGGGTGCAGCGTTGCCCAAGATTGAATGTCATTGGAGATTGGAATCTTTTCTGGTAGCCAAAAGTTAGACGTTAGTCTATTCCAAACCTCTAAATCAATAGGGTCTTCAATCTTATTCCAGTTAACTGGTCGTGTAATCATCTTTATCCTCTCTACAACATGCACGAGACGCACTCGGCTGTTTCTGTTCCATCTAGCGCCATTTGGCGTATTCTAATATAGTAAATCGTTTTAATGCCTTTGCGCCATGCGTAAATCTGAGCTTTATTCACATCACGAGTTGTTGCTGTATCTTTGAAGAATAGCGTCAGAGACAGCCCTTGGTCTACGTGCTGTGTTGCTGCTGCATAGGTATCAATAATCTTCTCTGGCCCAATTTCATAAGCATCATCAAAGTACTGCATGTTCTCGTTAGTAAGATATGGGGCTGGATAGTATACTCGACCAAGCTTTCCCTCTTTACGAATTTCAATCTTAGATGCAATTGGATGAATAGAGCTTGTTGAATTGTTTATATATGAGATAGATCCTGTAGGTGGGACTGCTTGTAGGTTTTGGTTATAAATACCATGTTTTTTTACGAACTTTGACAAGGCTTCCCAGTCTGACTGTGTAGGAATCTCAATAGAAGAGTCTTTAAACAGTTTAGCAACTTTTGCGGTAGATGGTTTCCACTCCTTGTTAATGTATTTATCAAAGAACTCGCCCGTAGCATACTTGGAACGCTCAAATCCATCAAAGGGACTTCCCGTCTCTTTAGACATCTGTGCTGAGGCTCGCAAAACATTGTACAGAACAGTATAGAAGTAAATGTTTGTAAAATCAATTCCCTCTTCTGAGCCATAATAGATCTCAGACTTGCCCAAGTATCCGTGAAGATTCATCTGTCCAAGGCCAATGGCACGAGACTTCTTATTACCCTCAGCAACAGACATTACAGAGTCAATATAACTCATGTCTGCAACAGCTGTTAAAGCACGAATAGACGTAGAGATTGTCTTGGCAAAGTCTGGGGACTCCATAGCCTTAGCAATGTTTAATGATCCCAAGTTACACGAGATATCTTTTCCAATATCTTTATAGCTCAAGTCGTTGTTGTAAGTTGTAGCACTATTAACCTGGAGAATCTCAGAGCATAAGTTGGACATGTTGATACGTCCCTCAACAGGGTTAGCGTCATTAACAGTGTCTTCGTACACGATGTATGGATACCCCGACTCGAACTGAAGCTCTGCAATGCGCTCAAACAATACGCGAGCTTTCATCTTTGTCTTTTTAATTTCTGGGTTATCCACAAGCTCCTGGTACATATCTGTTACTGAGATATCTCCCATGGGCTTACCGTAGATGCGCTCAATATCATATGGCGAAAACATATACATGTCTTCATTATTTCTGGCTAACTCGATTGTAATGTTGGGTATAACAAGTCCAATACTAAGAGTCTTAATTCTAATCTTCTCGTCTGCATTTTCTTTCTTAGTGTCCAAGAATGTCATTACGTCTGGGTGGTGAACATTAAGATACACTGCCCCCGCACCTTGACGGGCTCCTAACTGATTAGCATAAGAGAAGGCATCCTCAAGCATCTTCATTACTGGAAGCACACCAGAAGACTGATTCTCAATCTTTTTAATGGGGGCTCCAGACTCCCGAAGGTTTGTCAGGTTAAGAGCAACACCTCCACCGCGCTTAGAAAGCTGCAGAGAAGAGTTAATAGCACGAGAGATAGATTCCATGTTGTCTTCAATACGAAGAAGGAAACAAGAAACGAATTCTCCACGCTGCTTCTTTCCAGCATTAAGGAATGTTGGGGTAGCAGGTTGGAAGCGTCCAGAAACAATCTCTTCTACTAGGCTGATGACAAGCTTACGATCCCCATGGCCCAACATCAAGGCGTTCATTACTACACGATCTTCAAAGCGCTCTAGGTATCTGCTACCATCAAATGTTTTAAGAGCGTACCCTGTGTAAAACTTGTAAGCTCCAAGGAATGATTCAAACCTAAATCGCTTAGAGTACGCAAGCTTAAAGGTATCTTTAATGTACTCGAATGAATACTGATTGAGAACTTCCTCATCGTAATATTCATTCTTTACAAGATAATCAATCTTCTCTTCAAGACTGTGAAAGAACACAGTGTTTAGGTTTACATGGTCTAGAAAGTATGCCTTAGCTGCTTCCTTGTCTTTTCCAAATTGTATCTTACCGTCAGCACCGTATAGGTTCAACATGGCGTTTAGTTCGTGATAGCTATAATTGCTCATTTAATTCCCGTAATCTCTCTAATATGTTTTCTACATCCTCTGGCATACCCAAAAGTTCTACCTTGCCTAAAATGGGGACACCTGTTTTTCCAGCAATCAGGTCTGCTGCCTTGCAATAGCTATTTCCAAAGTTAGTGTTCCCGAAGCCCACAATCCCACGTAGGAGATCCCTATTAGAGCTTATGTTGAGAAATTCTTTTACCGACTTTGGAATACTATGGTTATCGCTACCACTACCATATGTTGGAACAAACAAAACGTATGGTTTACCAACAAGAAACGGCACGCCAGCATCCCATTTTACGGGGAGCCTGAACGAGCGATCACAGGATAGCTTGTCTACGAATTTCTTCGTATTTTCTGAACGATTAGAATAATAAATAATGTCCAAGGACATCTAGTATACCATCCGTTCTATTAAATCATCTTGAAGTGATCGAGGTAATCTCTAACTTCTTCTGTCATGGGTCTAAAGCCTATCACGTTATGGTCATTAAGTCCAATCTCCATTGTAGACTTTGGACGATCTCTAAACGTGTGAACCTCTACAACTGGTTCTGATCTTTTGGAGTGTGAGAGAT